ACTTCACCCGACCATATCCTAAACTTACCTAAGTACCTACTGATGTACCCGTGAAGCTTGTGGTTGTCAGCGTGATAAGAAGAGTTAACTCTTGCGTATATTAGTACATTTGTACCGTCAACATTAGGAGGGAAGTCAATAATCGCACCATTTGTGGCGGTTCCTGTAGCTACCACAAGCATGTTGGGGTAGTCCTCATCAATTTGTATATGATTAGAAGAGTTTACTGATTTAAACCCATAACCCATTTTAACCTCCTATATTTAAGCTTTAAACAACGTTACATACCATGTTAAATCCGCAGTAAGAACAGAACTAGCTATGTGAGACACTGTAAAGCTACCGCTACTTACTGTTCCTTTAAGCTTTGTAACCCCAGAACCGTCAGACTCGCAAAGCATTTCCCATGTGCCATCATTAGCTAACCCAGAAACAGCAACTGTTGTACTGCTTCCGTTTGCTAAAGTTCCTGTATGGTGTGACACATATCGCGCAACTCTATCAGTAGTATCTAGTCTAACTACCCCAGAAGCATTAAATATCCTTAAACCGTAAGCCATTACAAATTGCCTAATTTGACCCGCAATACTGCGCCATCATATATCTCAATAGTGTCGTTGGTTATTTTCATGCGGCTACCGCTGCTGGCAGATTGCAACGCAAAAGTGCTTTGGGTGGTGCCTGATATGTTCACCTGAGCTACGTCAATAGTACCTGTCTTCAACAAGCCGCCATTAATTGTAGTTATCTCAGAGCTTGAAGCATTTGCAAGCTCGCTGTTTAGGTTGGTAAACGTCACCAAGCCGTCAAATTGAACGCTATTAAAGGGAGTGTTAAACGTTCTGGTCTGCGTGCCACCAAATGTTGCTTCAGTAACATGCCAATAAGTAGCCCAGTATTTTGCATCACCACCTGTGTTTGTTGGTGGAGTGGTAGACCAGTTAGCTGTTAAGCCTGCAAATGACCCTGTTACAAAATTGTAAGAACTTGCACTAGGAGAAGCTGGAGCAGATGCCTGCGACACAGAGTAATAAAGATAGCCGTCTGCATTTCGTGGGCCAGCGGCTCCATTAGTTCCGTCAGTTCCGTCAGTTCCGTCAGTTCCGTCTGTACCGTCTGTACCGTCTGTTCCGTCTGTGCCGTTTGAGGCAAGAAGCTGCGGGGCAGACCAATCACTTGTTCCAGTTACTGAATCTGTAGAACTTGTCGATGTAGCTATTGCGTTACAAACATATAAATTGTCAGTTCCTGCGGGGACAGTTCCAGTAAAGCTATTGCCCAAATCATTATTATTAAACGTAGCAGTGCTAAACGTCCAAGTTCTTGTTGTGCTTGGTTTGTCTGTTACGGTAGAGCCAGATCTTTTGTAAGCGTAAACAACAGCCGTATTAAATCCATTAGTTCCGTCTGTACCGTCTGTACCGTCAGAACCTACACTTCCTAAAATATTAGGTGCCGACCAATCAGATGCAGCAACAGAATCAGTTGCACCTGACGATGAAGCAACAGCAGCGCAAATGTAAAGGTCATCTGACCCTGAAGGAACTGAAGCAGTCCAGCTATTTCCTAAATCATTGTCGTTAAATGTTGCCGTAGAAAATGTCCACGTTCTTGCCGTTGTCGGCTTGTTTGTAGAAGCTAAAGCTGATGCTGAACGCTTGTATGCATAAACAGGTGCGGTATTTATTCCATCAGAACCATTATCTCCGTCAATTCCGTTGCTGCCGTTTTGAACAAACAAGATTGGAGAAGTCCAGCTTAAAGTAGAATCTGTACCTGTAGCTCCTGCTATTTGAGCTTGAGTTGTTGATGCATAGATTGGATCAGTTCCTGACGGAATAGATGCAGACCAAGTTGAGGGGGCAGTAATTGTATTGTTTGTAAAGTTGTAAGAGCCTCCAGAAGGAGCCGATGGCGATGAAGACGATCTTTGATAAACAGGAAAAACAAATGTACTTAATCCGTTTGCCCCATTAGTTCCATCAGTTCCATCGGTTCCATCGGTTCCGTCAGTGCCATTATCGCCATTTTCTGCAATTATTACAGGCGTAGACCATGTTCCTGCCGTAACAGTGCCGGTATCTCCTGATACGGAAAACTGGAATGTGGCTTGATAAATTGGATCAGTTCCAGTAGGCACGGCAATAGACCACCCGCTAGGAGCGGTTAACGTGTTTGTGCCAAAGTTAAACGTACCACCTGTAGGTGCTGAAAGCGCAGTTGCAGACCGCTTAAATATTGGAGCTGTAAAAGTAGAGGTTCCGTCAGAGCCGTTAATAGCTGCGGCGTTAGTAGTTGCTGTTACTTCGGCAGTAAACGCTGACTTATTCCCGCTGTAATCAACAGACTTAAACTTGTAAAAGAAGGCAGTAGCGTCAGGAATGCCGCCGTTTAAGAACTCAGCAGCAGCGCCCCAGCCTCCGCCAATGCTTGCAACCAAAGAGAACGTGCCGCCTGAAGATGTTGCTCTATAAACCTCAGTGTTTGAAAAGTCCCTATCAGAAGGATTAGTCCACGCAAGGCTGATAGACTTATAGCCAGCGGTTGCCGATAAAGATGTAGCTAAAGCAGGAGCGGTAGTATCGCCTACGCTAGAACTAGTCAATGACACAGCGGAGCTTTTGACCCCAAGGCTGTTAACAGAGTAAATGTTAATGTTGTAAGACACGCCTGACTGTATGCCAGTAACGTCAAACTTCAGTCCAGAAACGGAAGCTGCCTGATAAGCGGATGCTGCCTCACTTACTTTTTTCCATTCAACTATATAAGAGCTTACAAACGAGTCTAACGCGGCTACCCAAGACAACTGAACCGTTGGAAACACAGTGCCGTCAGAATCAATGTAAGTACCAGATGTAGACTGAAAACTTGTTGGAGGCGCAACCTGAAATGGATCTGGCAACTCAGACTGCGGATAAGTTATCTCTTGCGCAGCAAGGTCGTAAGTGTAAATAGTAGAGTCGTATTGCAGCAAAGAGACAGAGCAAGTGCCGTCATAATTAAGCGTAATCTCTTCAATCTGAAAAGGCTTTGCTACCCAAGCTGGCGTAGGGTGAGTAAGGGTAACTACGTCGCCAACAGACAACTGTAAGGCTTCACTTGTAGCTTTAAAACTACAGCGCAAAGAACTCCTAGACCGCTTTAGGATGACTCGCGCCAAATCTCTAGCAGCGTAGTAGTTAGTAACTGTTGGCATGTCTAAGTCAGTAACTAGCAACGTGCCGTTATCTTCACTAAGAAAGGCAGTCTCTTCAGTAGAGCCAGCTTCCGGCCATACAGCTTGATCGGGCTGATAATCCACTGCTGGATTGGCAAACTTAACAATAACCCTATTAAACTTGTTCTCTTTAGACTCGCCTTGTATAGAGATGCCACCAACAATGGTATCGGTATCAAATGCGTAGCTAACAGATCTTGATTTGTCGATCAGCAGTCCATACTTGCCTTGAGTGTAAGGCAGGAAGCCGCGACAGCCCATAAGCATCTTTTCGATGTTAGAAAACAATGTCTGATCTGTCTGCAAGACTGCATTGATGTCAAATATCCTGCTTGTCGTTCCGCCCGCATAGAAAGTAACCGTTTCGTCACAGTCTGTAGCGGCTGCTGAAAAAGCTACGTCATCTATAGCTGAAGCTGGAAGACCTTTACCAAACCTTGCGTTAGTCATGTAATCGCGTAAACATAAAGCAGGGTTAGTGCTGTAGGCGTTAGCGGCGCTAGGGGAGCGAGGATCGTAGACTTTTCTACCGCTGACAAGAGCGGTAATGTCAGGTATTCCCTGAAATACATCTGCGTCCCACTTTAGCTTAATTGCAAGATAAGCAACTCCGCTTAATTTGTGGACAGAAGACCATCCAGCATTGGCTTCAGTTAGCAAGGAATCGTAAGCTTGGTTATCAGCTCCGGTGTGGACGTTGATAGTATATAAGCCGTTAAACCTAGAGTCTGATAAGGGAACGTCATCAATGTGTATGTCAGTAATTGCGCTAACTTCACCTTCAGCCAAGACCATAGCAATATACAGAAACTCGTTCTTGTCGCCACCAGATACATCTTTAGTGGACACAAAGACGCGCACACCGCCAACTCGCCTCTGACCGTAAATGACAGGGATAGGCTCAATGTTTGACTCTTTGTTAAAGAGAACACCGGCCATATCATCAGCAGCTTTCTTCGCAGCCTTCTGAGCTTTCTGCGTCATTACATATGAAACAGTAGTTGCGGCTACAAATACTGCTGCTACAAAAAAGAATGCCATTATTTACGACCCCATTTTAAATCTTTAATTGTTTTAGCCGCAAACTCAAATCCCTTGTCGCTAGGAAAGTGAATAGATTGAGAATTATGGTTTGTCTTTCTGCCAACTTCCTTCTCAAAGTCTTTCCAGTGAGAGGCAAGTTGCACAGTGATAGTGCTTGTGTCTTTACTATCTTGGATCGAATAGCCAGTCATTAGACCGCTAAACAACATTATAGGCGAGCCAATAACGGCATCAGAACCGTCAATTGCGGCTCTGTATATTTGAGCAGGGCGATCAATGTAGTTCTGCGCTAGAAAGATAGCCACATAAGCCTGATCAACGCCGGACAACGTAACGTCAAGCGTGTTGACCCTAAGATCGGAGGTTTCGGTTACATCGCTTACACCCAAAAAATGCGCGCTGCTGCTCCACGTTTGTGAAAGCGCAGACAAGTCTCTATCCCAATCCGTAAGGTACAGAGTAGAAGAAAGGTCAAACTTAATTAGAGTGGCAAGATTAAAGTTGTCCTTGGCAAGCTCTGCAATGGTTGCTGCGTCTATTGGTCGTGTCATTAAACTGCCTCGATAAAGTCTACTTCGTAGTCTAGCAAAGATGCGGAGGCTAAAGAATAGGCTTGAACATCATTGTTTAAGCGAACAGTAAACGGGACGTTATTGTATGTCATAACCAAATCGTTAGTTAAAGCGACTCGCAGTGCGGGCTGTATTGCCAAAGCACCAGCGCCAGATCGGTCTGCGGTAATCATATACACTTTGGTGTGGTTGGAGAATTTAACCATATCACCTGCTTTTAGAACGCCAGTAAACCCGTCAACATTTACAGATGTAGCCCCAAGCACAGCAGCGCCATTAGCCCGCGCCGTCCCTGAAGCAGTGCCTGTCTTCGCGCTTATCTCAGGCAGGACAATAGAAAAGGTCTCCGCCATGCCTCGCTGGGCCATAACAAAAGCCATGACGGGGGCGAATTCGGCACGACTAAGCCGTGAGTAC